GCTCTTCCGATCTTGCATAACACTGTATCCTTTCATTAATTTAATAATTGCTTTTCCAAAGATTGCATATCATAATCCCTCTGGTGGAAGTTATTGAATTTATTGCTGCTCTTTGGCTTCTGTTTTTTGCTGTCCTGCTTCTTCAATGGATAGAAACTCTTCCAGCCATTCACAGTAGCCTTCTTCACTATAGCAATCCGTTCCTGGACATTTTCACCAAGGTTCTGTAATTCCTCCCTCAAAAGGATTATCTGCCCTTCAGTCAGCTTGTGTCCGTTCTGTGCCCTACAGGTAACGAAGAGTTGGAAAGCTGCCTCCAGGTCTTTATCAGCAAATGCAATCTCCGATTTTTTCTCTATATCTCTATCTATATTCTTTTCTTTTCCTTTCTTTTCTTTTGTGTCATTATTCTCGGAATTAAAATCATTTTTCCTGGAATTATCCTCATTATTCTCGGAATTATTTAAAAAAGAGTTCACTTTAATAAAGGTCTCCGTTTCTTCTTCTGAAAGAAGCCAGTACCTCTCTACTTTTATGGGGTTTTTCACAGCCCTGGATTTTACCATGAGCTGGTACCTCCTCTGTATTCCGGTTGAGGTCAGGACAGCGTCCGACTGAAAAAGCTGTTTATCAAACATCGACCGTTCCAATAAGAATGTCAAGACCTGCTTCACCTTATCGCTGCTCATGTTCAGATCATCTGAAGCAATGAACTCAAAATCTTCGTCTACCTTTAGATAGAACCCATTTTTATAAATTTCACAGAGCAAATAGATGTATAATGTGATACCATCTGCTCCGTATCTTGCTTTCAAAATTTTTATCTTTTTATCCGAGAAGAAATCTACATCAAAGGAAAAGAACTCATTGCCTTCTTTTCTGAGCCTTCCCATGCCTCTTCCTTCCTCTCATTGCATTACTGAATCTGCTTTTCATATGCCTGGAATAATTCCATCCAGTCTTCCAGTTTCATAGTAACAAGCCATGGTTTCCTGTCCTTTCTATGGAAGACAGCCGGTTTTTCATTTTCTTTCCGGTCATGCTCTGCCTGTTCCATAGCCTTTTCTAAATTTAGCTTTTCTACCCTCTTGCATTCAATATGGATTCCAGAAAGACCTATCACATCTGCATCTCCGTTGCTTCCACAATATTGCTGTCCTCTCCGGCTCTCCTCATATCCATATCCCTTTAAGATGTTTGCCAGTTCCCGTTCTCCCCTGGCTCCCTTCTGCCTGCTGTTCATGTCTATCACCCCTTTCTGCCCCGGGGTATTCCCCAGGGCTTATGTATTTTGTGATATATTATCAAGGCACAAACGTGACCATCTATCATTTACTGTCTAAAGAAAGCATCCTCTAAGCTTTCCTGCCCATTTGCTGTAGCCTCTGATTCTGCCGGAACTTCTTTATACTCCTGATCCACAGCTACATTCTCTTCTGTTTCCACCTGGTTTTCCACATAATCCACAGAACCATCCTCATGCAGCACTGTCATATCCTTGTCAATGGCTGTCTGAAGGTCAATGCTCATGATACCCCATTTGCTGATAAGCTGTCTGAGCATGGTTTTTTGTGCCATACCATCAAAATCCTTGAACCAGAAAGAGGAATATTTCCAAAGGTCCTTTTCTGGGATTTTACCCTGCTCCAGAAGTTCCAGAGATTTTGCCCCACCATTTCTTTTAAATGCCTGGGAATACTTCTCTGCATGGGCAAGCATCTTCTTTTTCGACCAGTACATAGTCTTGCGGAAACCATTCTCATATTCAAACATGGCATAATAACCCATGGCCGGGGTTTCTTCCCGGACGATATCATCCTCAATCAGTTCCACTTCAATTTCCTCATTCAGTGGGTCATATCGGATTAATTCCCCTTCTTTGATGGCAAGGACATTCAATTTCTTATAATAGCCGGAACGTTCTGCTAACTGGATGTATCCCTTATACCCAAGCTGGAACTGGGCTTCCTTGCATCCTTTCTTCTTATTATCGAATGGGACCATATAAAACTGGCCAAGCTGTGGGGAAGGAGAGAGGTTCAGAGCCTCTCCCAAAAGTGCAGCAGATAAAATACTGGGGTTCGTACATTCCTGAAGTGCCGGTGTGGTCTGCACTGCACTTACCACACTGGAAATAAATCTTGTCCCGTTTTTACCGCCTACCACACTGTTGATCTGCTTCTTTACTGCATCCTGTGTCAAATACACGGCCATCCCTGTTTTTTGTGTTCTGTTTGCTAAACTGTTCTGTACTGCCATTTCCTACTCCACCTTTCCAAATTTAATCTGATTGTTGATAAGATACTGCCGAAGCCCCATGATCTGTTCTCTGGTACCCCATACACGGAAATCCATGTGCAGGATTTCTTCCTGTGGTTTCTGAGGTTCTTGTGGTACCTGCGGTATCTCTGTCTTTGGTTCTTCCTTCCGCATAGGCTCCTGTTTTTCCGCCATTTCCTGCTGCTTCTGAGCTTCCTTGACGGCTGCCTCCAACCGTCTGCTCTCTTCTGCCATCCTGGCCTGTCTCTCTTCCTCCTGCTTTCTCCTTCGCTCTTCCATAAGCCTGTCTAGCTCTTCCAGGCGTTTCCCTTCCTGTAAAGCAGCAGATAAAGAAAACTCTTCCATATATTTCAGAAGTGCCTTGTCCCGGAATTTCTCCGGCAGCTGGTCAAGTCCTTTCATGTCCTCTCTTAACCGTTCAAAGAAGCAACTGTAAGCTTGCTCTAGCTTCTTATCTGTAAAAGACCTTTTATAAAACTCTTCCTTAATCGTTTTCCGGAACGGTACCATAGGCTGTAGATCACCCACATATTTATAATAAAATTCCTCCATCTTGGCTTTTCTAGATTCCCGGTACTGTTCCTCTACCTCATCCAACTTCTCTGTAATCAGAGATACCGTCTTTCTAAGTGGCAGGAGTGTTTCCTTGATCTGCCCTTCAAAAACTTCATAAGGTGCCAGGTATTCTTTCTTTTTCTGTTTCCTCACATCTTCCAACGCAGTAATAAACTTATTAATCTCTGCCTTGTCATTCTTCATCTCTTTGGTATCTACATCCGTATAAGCAATGCTCTGATACCATGCAGCCTTCTCTGCTGCATATTTCTTGATTTCTTCAAAGTTCCACTGAATTTCCGGCAATCTCTCATTCTCAGCCGGGCTGTAGATCATTAATTCCATATGTATCCTCCTTTATATCTCCGGGAGCAGCAAAGGTGGTTTCCTTCCGCTCTCCACATACTTCCAAAACTTCTGTTCTTCCTCTAAAAGCATTTTTAGATCCTCTTCTACTTCGCTGCGTTCTATGAAATAGTGACGGCTGCTTGTCCTTTTATCTTTTCCCCAACTGCTAAGTAAATGGGCTCTAAGAACCACAAAGTTATATCCGGTAACCAGCAAGTAATGTAAAACCTGTATGTAATAGTTATCCGGAATCCTGTCTTTCCATTTTTCGTACTGCATACTTTGCAGAATGTTAGTGGTTTTAATCTCCAGAATCCCTTTCCTTCCCTCCTCGTCTTCTAACTCCCCATCCAGGGATGCTTGCAAGAAGGGATAGGCTTTGCTTCTTAATATCCTGTTTTCGTGATAAGAAACTTTGTATTCTGGATATTCCAGGGAAAACAGTGCCCGGATATGTTCTTCTGCCAATGTTCCGTACTTGACGTATGGTTTCTCTGAAATATCTTCTGGAATCCTACGCCCTATCTTTTCCTCAAACAAATCAATATTTGTTTTATAAGGATTCATTCCAACGATAGCTGAAGCATCCGAACCACCAATGCCATAGGTTCTTGCTTTTAGCCAGGAAGCATGGTCTTTGTTTTCGATGATAATAAAAGGCTCAAACATCTTGACATCCTCCCTATCTACACCTTACAATAAAGGTGTATTTTATGTTTTGTCCGCATTTGGTTCCTAGGCCTGGCGGACTTTTTTCGTTACTTTCTTGCACTTATCTAGCAGCTTATAGACCAGCCAGAAGATTGTCCCTGCACCAAATATCTGTGCCGGCATGGACATATCCGCCGGGACTTCCAGAACTGTATTGAACAGTATGACTGTCCAGAACAGTGCGTCTTTTATAGTTTGCTTCTGCATCTTTCTCACCTCACGATCTTTAATCTTTCTTCTTCAGGAATCCCCAAACCATCCATGATTTTCCACAATTCTCCCAGTGTTGCTGTCTCTGGCATGTGGATACGCTTGTGCAGCGTGCTGTATTTCATACCAATTTTCTTTGCAAGGGATTTCTGGTCTGTGTTCTGCTTTATAATTGCAGTCTTGAAAACCTGCGTGACACTGGATTCTCTGGCTTGTGTTTCGGTTAGATATACTACTGGCATATGGAACACCTCCTTTTTCGCCAAAACCTTACATTTTACACCTCTTGTCTATTTTGTCTTCCTCTGCTACAATAAATTTGGAAGAAGAGAAAATTTCATTTCACTTGGCTCTTACCTATTCGTCATTATTGGGTGAGAGCCTCTTTCTTTCTAGAATTTCTTGCCTTTCCATATTCTCCCATCTATAATTTATGTACAGGCCACTGCCATGGCTGAGTATTATGAAAGGAGAATTGCTATGAAATATTTATTATTTTGCGATATGAATACCGTCCACTGTTCACCAGATACGCTTGAAAAAGTAATATCTGAAAACTCAAGGACTTATCTTCACATCACTGATAATCTTTGGGCTTTTGATGCGGCAAAATCCTCTTATGCGTTTGAGTTTCAATCTGTTCCTGATTATTATATTAACGTCTTGCTGAATGACTACTTGGAAGAAAACAGTATTTGCTTCATTTTTGAAGCAAACTATTCAGGATCATGCTGTAATTTTCCGAATAATGTATGTGATTTTCTTACTGATGACAAAAATGTTTGATGCGCTCTGGACGTAAACAATCAATAGCTTCTGTCAACTCTTTGATGACTTGAGTATCTTCTTTACTCAGGTCATCTTTTTCACATAAAGTCATTATTGCATCTTTGATTTTCTTCCTTGAAAAAAATAAATAGCTTTCTGTTAAACTTATCATCGGTCTTCCCAATTTTCTCACCCCGCTTTCTACTCTAAGAAATACTCAATACTTACGCCGAAGTAATCGGCAAGGATTTTGAGTTTGTCAATTTTAGGATTGCTTCTTCCTGATTTCCAATCGGAAAAAGTAGATTTCGTTATTTTTGTATCTTCTGACACTCTGTAATCAGTTACGCCTTTTTTATCTCTCAATTTTGCGTATTTTGCGTACATTTTTTCGCTCCTTTCCGAACTTAACTATTGATTTTAGTTCGGAAATCAGTTATAATACATTTACCAGATATATTATATGAATTAGTTTTGACCTATTTTGTTTTGATTTCCGAACCTTGTAGGTTTATTATAGTACGGCTTTCAGAACTTGTCAATACTTTTTCGTACTGATTTCAGAATTTTTTTCGAGGTGAAATACATGTATGAAATTTATTGTGAATTAAGAGATTCCAAAGGTGTTAAAGATGCGGATGTAGCAAAAGCCACTGGGATAACAAAATCTACTTTCTCTGATTGGAAGAATGGACGCAGCAAGCCAAAAGATGAGAAGTTATTAAAAATTGCAAATTATTTCGAGGTGACTTTAGATTATTTACGGACTGGTAATAAATCTGAAAATTACTTAACCACACGAGATAATAGAGATATTGCAAAAGATTTAGACTCTATAATGGCTAAATTATCAAACAAAGAAGATGGCCCAGTATCTTACAATGGTGAAAACTTATCAGAAGAATCAATGGATTTATTCAGAGAAGAGTTGGAAATAGCATTAAAACGTTTGAAACTGATTAATAAGGAAAAATACAATCCG